GTAGGTCCAGTTATACCTGTAAAACTATTACCTGTTGGCCCAGTAAATCCAGTGGGACCAGTAAATGCATTACCCGTAGGTCCAGTAAATCCAGTTGTACCCGTAAAGCTATTACCAGTTTGACCAGTGAATCCGGTGGGACCAGTAAATGCATTACCAGTAGGTCCAGTAAATCCTGTTTGACCCGTAAAGCTATTACCCGTTGGACCAGTGAACCCTGTGGGACCAGTAAAACTATTACCCGTTGGTCCAGTTATACCCGTAAAGCTATTACCCGTTGGACCAGTGAACCCAGTGGGACCAGTAAAGCTATTACCAGTAGGTCCAGTAAATCCGGTTTGACCCGTAAAGCTATTACCAGTTGGACCAGTGAACCCAGTGGGACCAGTAAATGCATTACCAGTAGGTCCAGTTATACCCGTAAAGCTATTACCTGTTGGTCCAGTAAATCCAGTGGGACCAGTAAATGCATTACCTGTAGGTCCAGTACATCCTGTTTGACCCGTAAAGCTATTACCTATTGGACCAGTGAATCCAGTGGGACCTGTAAATCCAGTTGGACCTGTAAATGAATCACCAGTAGGACCAGTAACTCCAGTAGCACCGGTAGCACCAGTAACTCCAGTAGCACCAGTATTTGAAGCAATACCAGGCGTTCCTTGGACACCATCTGAACCAGTTGGACCTTTGATCCCATTCAAATTTATATTGTAAATTGCCAATGGAAATGGTACAGAAGGATCTATAATATTTATAATATTTACAATTGTCAGTGCGCCAGTAGAAGGCAAATAACTGTACACAATACCTTCAAAACTATACAATCCAGTAGGCGCATCTATAACAATTAATGTATTACCCGTAATATACGCTAATCCTGTCTCAACAGTACAGTCAAATGATCCACCAATTATAGGTGTAGGTATAACTGCGCTATTTGTCTTTGTATTGTAAATATTTCCATTTAATCCAGAGATACCAGTTGCACCAGTAGAACCGACTGGACCTATCGGACCAGGATTACCAGGAGCATTAGGAATTAATGGTGAACAACATGAGCCTCTAGAACGTAGTGATACTAAATATTTCCCATAATTAGCACTATTTCTTGATGGATGCATTACTATAATATTACTATAATTTTATTATTACACAAAACATCGGTAATGAATGCAAAGAGAATAATATGAAATCCTTTCTACTGAATACGTTCGTCGTTTCACTAGACCGATTCATTCATATAATTTATTTTATATTTATTTTTTGCACCTCGGCCAAATGATTCCCACATCGGGTAAAGAAAGCTGAAAGCTCTTGAGGATTGATACCTGTGATACTATCATCCGGTACAAATGACACGTTTCCCTTCTTATAACATAAAATGACTGGAATACCATTCACCATCTTTTTACTTTTGAGCACTGCGTACAGATCAAAGCTTTCATCCACGTCTATATCGGCACATAAAACATCTGGTGGTGATGTTGCGAAGAATCCGTCTAAAACGGGTGCAATTTTTTTACAAGGCCCGCACCAGGTGGCACCAAGTTTTAGAATAACTAATCCGGGGTTCACTGCTAATAATTTCAAGAAATCATTACGGGATTCAAAATTCGTAATAATTTGCTTAGCCATTCTAATTACAATAGTAAAGGCAGATTTTAAGCCATTTTCAAAAAAAAGACTTTATAAGTATCAGAATCATTCAGTCTCTAGCCCATCTCAACAATCGTAGATATATCTTTTTCAATAACAGTTTCTCTCGCTACAAACCGGATAATTTTATTGAACTCTTTTTCCTCGTCCTTTTCATCCGTTGGGCCCATTGATTCCACCATAAGCTTCAAATACTTGTCGTTTTTTCTGTTGTCATATTTTTCACAGCCTGGATTCGCCTTCTTCCACTCGGGGATCATGCAGATATTTTTATTTGCAATCTGTTTAATCGCATTTTTCAGCTGTGTTCGTTCGGAACCCTCTTTTTCCCACTTGTTTTCGCTCTTTACGTGGATGATTTCTCTCTTCAAGTCGCTGCAGTGAATCGGTCGTTTATAAATATCAAGTTCCTTAAGTCCTTGTATAAATATTCTAGAGATACCTTCCGCGAATCCATATTCTCCTGTATTTTCAAGGTCCTGGATCTGCAGTTGGAGAGAGTTGACAAAGTCACCAATATTCATTGCATCTTTGCATTTTTCGTTCAAGAATACATTTAGATTGAACTTATTATTGTTTATCGTGTTTGTAGTATTATTACAATTACTTATATTGCTTATTTTGGGTATAGATTCTTTCAATATCTCGCGCATCTCCTTATTTTCAAGTAAAATGGCTTGATTCTGCTCTAATAGTTGGATCATCATGTTATTCAAATCAGGACCATTACTAGGTGTCGTTTGTTTTTTGCATATTTTATGGTGTCGCCAAAGTCCAGTTCTATATTTATAAGTGTTACCACAATCGCAAACAAAGCAGCCATCTGAATTTGTCGCCAGAATGTATCCTTTTGTAACCATTTGTCGCCGTTCAAGATGTTTGCGTGTAGCGATGTGTTTGTTATAGTCGCTCTGCTTACGACAAATGTAGTCGCAATTATTGCATTCAAATACGTACGATTTTTGGCGACTTTTTGTATCCATTTGTATCCTCCTAAAATATATGGAGAAGAATGTCTGGAAAATTTGCCTCAAAAATTGAAAAATTAACGTAACAAACTGAAAATTAAAATTTCGGTGTTATGGTCTCATCAGTCACAGCTACTCTCTTTTTTCCGATTTCCAAGACTTTTCTGGGCAAGTCAAAAAAGGACAAAAATAAATGTCCTTTTTTCATTTCCCCAAAATAGTCTTGGAAAAAAAGTTTGAGTGAATTATATAATAAATGGGATTTTTAACTTAAAGAGCGCCTCCGCCATTTATTATATTATTTTGGACTTAAAGAATATAATTACACTCTTTATCAATAACAGTCTCCCTTGCTACAAACCGGATTATTTTATTAAAGTCCTTTTCTTCGTTTTTTTCATCTGCTGGACCCATTGATTCAACCATCAGCTTCAGATACTTGTCGTTTTTTCTATTATTATACTTTTCACACCCTGGATTCGCTTTCTTCCACTCGGGGATCATGCATATATTTTTATTTGCAATCTGTTTAATCGCCTTTTTCAATTGGGTTCGTTCAGAACCCTCCTTTTCCCACTTGTTTTCACTCTTTACGTGGATGATTTCTCTCTTCAAGTCGCTACAGTGAATGGGGCGTTTATAGATATCCAGCTCCTTGAGACCTCTCATAAAGATCCGAGAAATTCCTTCGGCAAATCCATACTCCCCAATATTTTCAAGATCTTGGATCTGCAACTGGAGAGAGTTCACAAAATCTCCGATATTCATTGCATCTTTGCATTTTTCATTTAGAAAAACATTCAAATTAAACTTGTTATTTATCGTGTTGTTGGTATTATTGTTATGACAATTTGTCATTGTATTATGTTGTGACAATTCCATAATTTTATTTGTTTGCTCTAAAATTAAATCCTTAAATTCTTGATGTTGTTGCACCAATTGCAAGATGATATTCTTATTATTATCGGTTTGTAATGCGGTGCATATTTTGTTGTGTCTCCATATAGAGGTCCTATTATATAGAACCTTTCCGCAAATACACTCGTGTTGCATGTTAGGCGTATTTTGGGGAGAATCTTGTTTCATTTTGTTACAAATTACCCCTTTTTCATGTTTACGTGTTAATAAATGGCGAGAATAGTCTTTTTGGTTGCTTGTAATGAATGCGCAATTAATACAAATAAAATTATTGGGGTTTTTATTTACTTTTGTGTTACATTTTGTTTCACCGCATTTTTTAAGATGTTTAATGGTTTGATTATGTTTGTCCATTAGGTGAGAATTATTACACGATGTATTACATCGCTCACAATAATAGGCTTCTTTTATTTTTGGTATGCATTTAGCTAATGGTTTGATTACTTGTTCAATATTATTTAGTGTCGCATTGAATAAAATAGAGTATTCTTGCTCCTTTGCGATCGCTTCATAATAATCACTACAATTAAATAATTTGATAATTTCCATAGCCCAATTGGTCCAACCACCATTTTCTCTTATTATTTTATATAAATTGTTTTGTTCATTTTGTATTTTTTCATTCGCGCAATTTTGTTTGTGAGCATATTTCCTTTGAATAAAATTTGTTGTATGACCAATATAAATATCTTTTATATTAGGATCTTTACAGGCTATTTTATAGATAATTGTATTTGAATAATCAATACACGTTTTCGGCATATAACTTATAATTATATAAAAATCTTAAAATAATCTTATACAAATCTTAACCAGAAAAACCCCAAAAAAACCTAGAGTGATTCTCCTTAAGATGTCTTATATAAAATAGAAAATTAATCGTAACAAATATTAACATTTATAAAAATGTTGCGAGACCATGTCAGTCACAACACGTTTTTTTTTCGTGTTTCCAAGACTTTTTTGGCCAATCCAAAAATGGACAAAAATAAATGTCCTTTTTTCATTTCCCCAAAATAGTTTTGGGAAAAATATTTGAGTGAATTATATAATAAATGGTCAAACGGGCTTAAAGAACCGAAGCACCCACCCACCGCGTTATTATATAATTTTTGAACTTAAATCCGCGCCATATGAGCACATTCGTTCTGCATTCTATCTTCTGAATATGCTCCGGTTTCTCACTACAATCAAACTTCCGTAAATTATAGTGCGCTTCACTAATACCTCTATTATATTACAGAATAGTATAATGCCGAAAGCAATTATTGTTACGGGAGGAGCTGGATTTTTAGGCAGAAATTTATGTAAAAAACTGCTGAACGATAGTGAAACCGATCACGTTATTTGTTTGGATAATTTGGTAACAGGATCACTTGCAAATATTTCCGAATTCTCTGGATGCATTCGGTTTCATTTTTATAAACATGATATCACCGAACCTATACCAAAATCAATGATTCCGTGGACAATTAATGAAATTTATCATCTGGCTTGTATCGCAAGTCCTCCAAAATATAAGGAATATTCTATTGAGACGCTGATGACTAGCTTCCAAGGAACGAAGAATATATTGGATTTGGCAAAAAGATATAATGCAAAAGTGTTATTTAGCTCCACCTCGGAGGTTTACGGAGATCCAATGGTGCATCCTCAACCCGAAGAGTATTTTGGGAATGTCAATACCGTTGGTGAGAGAAGCTGTTATGATGAAGGAAAGCGCGTTGCAGAGTCATTGATTTATGAATATAGACGCAAATTCTCATTAGATTTGAAGATTGTGCGAATCTTCAATACATATGGACCATTTATGGATATTGATGATGGGCGCGTAATTACCAATTTCATCAAACAAATTAAAAAGGGCGAGCCTCTGGTAATCTATGGTGATGGTGAACAAGGACGCAGTTTTTGTTATGTATCCGATTTGATTGATGGTTTGTGCAAAATGATGAATAGCCGCGAACAAGGGCCGATAAATATCGGCAACCCATATTGCGAGTTCACTTTGAACAAACTAGTTTTTCAGTTTGAAGAGATTTTAGGGAAAAAATGCGAAGTGACGTATATTGCACCAACTGAGAATGATCCAAGACAACGCAAGCCTGTTATTGAAAAGGCTCAACAAAGATTAGGTTGGGCTCCGGTTGTTGGTCTAGAGGAAGGATTACGAAACACGATCCAATATTTCTCCATACAATAAGTATATTGAAAAAAGGTATGTTTGTCTATCATAAAAATATCATATAAACTTACCAATAAATCCTTCTCTCAAGAGAAATTGTTAGTAGCTATCTAAGAAATCCTCCAACTCCCCTATATCTATTTCTGGAAGTTGCACATGCGACTCCCAAAAATATTTGCAAAATGCCCAAATAAATTCGTAATCTACTCCATACCAGTCACTATGATCTTGCATCAACTTCTTGTATAAACCCTCAGGAAGAAATTGCAAGCTTGTCCTCGGCAGAACATAGCATAGTTGGACAAGCTGCGTAACCGGATTTTCCGGCATATTCTTGACAAAGGTCGTTTCAAAGTATGGAATATATTGGAGCAAATCGGTGAGCAGCGGAGGATAGCTATATTTGTAACACCATCGCCAATCTGCACATCCTTCTGTATAATATTTCATAGTCCATTCAAGCCCTTCTAAATAATTTATGCAAATCTGCTTTCTACGCATCTCGTCAATATCTACATCAAAAAGGGCCTTATAGTAGCGTTCCTGCCAATGGCTCTTGAACGGATTGATGTACTTTTCTAATTCTCTATCGTAAGTGGGAATAGCATCAAACTTTACATATTTTTGCTCTGGTGTGTCGGTCGGATAGTGGTTACGTTCGCGCCGACTCCTCAGTTTCATCTCGGCTAAAATAAACTCTTCTTCTTGATTGGCCAAAAATGTGACAAGTTTACGCACATTTTTCCAGTAAATAACTACGCCATCTGTCAATACATCTTTGGTCCCGCCGATAGTCGCCTTGTATGCATTCAATATCTTGTCTACACCACCAGTGCGAATATTTAATGCCGGAAAATGCGGCAAGAAATCATTTCCCAGAAAGAAGCATAGAAAAATATAATCATATACGCGATTTATTGTGCGGTCATCATTACCATTATTCATATGCGATGTAATATTTCTGGATAATTCGGGTATATCAAGCAAATAAGATTCATTGGGTTCCAATGAACTATCAATAGACTTGATGAACTCCGGCGTCTCGCGAAATAAATAGATCTTCGGACATATAGGAAGATGATTTATACTAAGCATAATTAAATCTGCGTCTAGACCATAGATGACTGTTGTGGAATCCATATGCGTCAATGCATTATCACGAATGTGCGCAAACGCTTTGTGTTCGCCTTCGCCAGCCTCGTCACTAGTTGAAACAATAATCTTGCTATTATTACTAAAATGAGTCTTTACTTTTTGATTCAGTTCCTTCATGAATTCTGTTCCGGGCGTAATGGCTGTAGTGTTCCACACATCATCCGCATCTTTCTTATCAATGGAACGCATTACATTGCCCTGATACCAAGACTTGTATCTGCGTTCGCGCTGTTGCTCTAATTTTGCTACTGGTGCAACACCATCAAATGCAATATAGACGATGTTGTCTGGCGCAATCAAAGAGATATACTCTTCAATCTTGGATAGAACCTGTGCAATAATAACGTTTGTTTTAGAAGTTCCAATAGGTAAACTGGAAAAATTGATACTGCGCACAGCATCATAAATAATAGAGTTGCTGTCCAAATATAGATTATTTACCTGTTTTGTATCTTTTATCAACTTTTTGAGAATATTCGGGTGATTTCGGATCAAATACGAAAAATAGGCAGGAATTCCCATTTGTATTAGTATTACTACTATTTGTAAATTTGTATTTATATATTTTTCATAAAGTATAATGCAAATAGTAGCAGAAAACACATAAATATAGATCTAATAATTTGCTACATTATCATTTTACATCATCATTATTTGCGTTCCACCCATCACCCACCCACTCAACTGAATAAAAAAATGCAACTATAATATACACAATATGAAGAATAAGAAATTATTACATAAATCTTCTCTACATTCTCCTGAAGTAATTATACTTTTAGAGAAGAAACAATGCTTTTTTCAGGATTTAATTCAAAAAACAATACTTAACATACAGAAAAACAAAATTTTAGATATTTTAGGAATAAGCGATGTGAATAAATGCATTCATATTTTGTATGACCTCTGCAAAAAAGTGAAGGAAATGTATGACAATAGAGATAATGTTACTACTGAAGTATTGATTAATCAGTTGCAAGAGATAAACAATGAATTGTCCAGTATTTTGAAGATTTATGGAACGGAATCGTTGGACGATTTATTGACGATTTGTTTCGGGTATAACAACGAGATTTCTCACAACGACAGTATCCAATTTGAATTATTGAAAAAATATTTTCACCCGACGAACTATAATGTTGTGCCGAATACCAAGAATATTGTGAAGACTATTAATTGTTATGACATAAGTCAGGGACAAAAGAGATTTCACTTGAAAGTGTATGGTATGAAAATTATTATTTATGATATCGTGTCAAAAAAGACTCTCTCAATTATAGGAATTGTGGATGACATCATGATAGAATACTTGAATAATAAATATATAGACGATATCAAAAAGAATATTAAGACACATATACCTGCTGGAGATGAATTTAGGAGTATAATATTTACAAGATTTCAAGAATCCCTCACATTAAAAGATTTCTTTATTTATGATTACGGTGATATTTACCGGAAATTTGTAGGATATATGAGTCAACTAAACATGTATAAACAAAAATCCATTCTGCAAATGGTAAAAGAATTTATTGATAGCGATTTGTTTACTAAAAGATTAACTTTGATTCAACTGCTAATTAAACTGGATAACTATGACAACCAATATTTAGCTTATTTATTGTACGATATTCTCTCTAATGACTCAAACGGATCAATTGATACACATGAACAATCTATCCTTTTTGATAGTTTTCCTTGGTCAATTAAACAGTATTTTCGCGATGCTATGCGAAAAACGGTTCAGTATACGAATGAGCTTTCAAATTTTGATAGTACCAAGATTCCATTGGAACAACAAATTTGTCTATTGAACGCAGATGATATTGTAAAAGAAAAGGCGATGGTGCGATTAAAGGAGGTAAAGGCAAAATCCGAAGACTCCGGCATTAAAGCGCGTCAATATTTAGAAGGACTCTTGAAAATACCATTCCGAATCTATAAACGAGAGCCCATATTATATTTGATGAATGAAATTAAAGAGAATTTCAAGGAAATTGTGAATAAGGAAGGAGAGAAAGATAAAGTATATACGAGTATGGAAATTATAAAATATATAAATCAGAACCAGTTTGAGCTGACAAATGTGAATGATACGAAGCCGGCTCTCATTGAAAAAGTAAAAAAAATAAATGAACACATAACGACCTTGCAGAATGTGCCGAAGATAAATTACTCCAACAAGTCAAAAACGCAACTTAATTCGGCAATTCAACAATTTATAAGCACTCATGGAGATATAACAACCTTTGGTTCTATTCAAAAAAAATTGGATGTTATTAAAAAATATATGGTCACCGTGAAGGAGACGATGGATAAAGCGGTTTATGGACATAACAAAGCTAAAAAACAAATAGAGAGAATTATCGGTCAGTGGATAAACGGCGAACAAGATGGTCATTGTTTTGGATTTGAGGGTCCTCCAGGTGTTGGGAAAACATCGCTAGCAAAATTTGGATTGGCAAATTGTTTGAAAGATGAAACGGGTGTAAGCCGACCTTTTGCGATGATACAAATGGGAGGCGATAGCAATGGTAGCACATTACACGGCCACAACTACACCTATGTCGGATCAACTTGGGGAAGCATTGTACAGATTTTAATTGATAAAAAATGTTTAAACCCCATTATTTTCATTGATGAGCTGGATAAAATCAGCAAAACCGAAAATGGGAGAGAAATCATCGGTATATTGACTCATTTGCTAGATCCCACACAAAACGACAGCTTTCAAGATAAATACTTTAGTGGTATAGATTTGGATTTGTCCAAGGCGCTGTTTGTGCTTTCTTATAATGATGTAGACGCGGTAGATCGGATTTTATTGGATCGTATACATAGGATAAAATTTTCCAATTTGTCTTTGGAGGAAAAACGAATAATTACTCGTCGTCATATATTACCGGAAGTGTTCAAGAAAATGGGGCTAGAAAACATGATCCATTTTTCGGATGAGGTTATCTTATTTATTATTGATGAGTATACCTCCGAATCTGGTGTTCGTAAACTGAAAGAGATTTTTTTTGAAATCGTAGGAGAGATAAATCTGGATGTTCTTACAAACGACAATGCTTATTTAGAATTTCCCATAAATATTACTATTTCTGATATTTCAGAAAAATATTTTCATGATAAGCATAAAATAAAGCATAAGAAAATTCACGATTCATCAATGGTAGGTCTAATAAATGGTCTCTGGGCGAATTCCTTGGGAATGGGCGGTATAATACCTATTCAAGTGAAGCCCTTTCCTTCAGAGAAATATATGGATTTGAAATTGACGGGTATGCAAGGAGATGTTATGAAAGAGAGTATGAATGTTGCGCAAACGCTGGCATGGTCTCTCTCTCCGAAGGAGGTACAAGAAGGATGGAAACAAGCCATTCACGTACATTGTCCGGAGGGTGCTGTGCCGAAAGACGGACCTTCAGCAGGTGGCGCAATTACGACTTCTATTTACAGCTTATTGAATAATAAGAAAATAAAGAATACATTTGCAATGACAGGTGAAATATCATTGGATGGATCCATCACAGAAATAGGTGGTTTAGATGTAAAAATATTAGGAGGAATCAAGGCGGGTATTACCAATTTTATTTATCCTAGTGAGAATGACAAGGAATATCAATTATTTATAACCAAGCACAAGAATGATTCGCTTATCACAAGTATTAATTTCCACCCGGTTTCCCATATTTCAGAGGTATTTCTTCTTATTTTTGAATGCGATGACAATTAACCCTTTCATGCCTGAAAGGGATTTTTTGCGTGTCTGAAGTAACTAAATATGGTTAATTCAGACACGAAAGAGTTAAGTATTTATGAAATAGGGCACAAGATAGAGAGAAATGACGAGTATTATGATATTTGCATTTCGGCTTAAAGAGGCGAATATTGAACCCAATAAAATAGTGGAAATAATCATCATGGCGTCTGCTAACAATATGATGGGTCCCATTTCGTTTGCATAATCCTTGAATGTGTCTAAAATTTTACTTTTACCACGGGGAATGCTTTGGAAGAGTTTTGCAAATAAAAGGTCGTGCGCAAGCTGGATTCCAACTGCGAGCATACAGAAATAAAGCCATGAGAACTCGTGGAAGAGAGAGGAATAAATAAATCGCGCAAGGATAATACCGATCATTAAGCTCAAGACATCCGCCAATACACCTCCAAGACCATAATTATCATACCATGATTTGAGAGTTTTTGATTTTAGTCGTCCTGAAATAAGACGTAGAATAACAAAGAGATCAGTAATTAACGCACCGTTCAATAACGGCAAGTAGTCATTTGTTTGACTAAACTTGGAAATATCTTGGAATTTCATATACAATAGATAAATATTATCTATCTACTGTAATAACTTCTGAGGCTAGCGAGGAGTCAGGTTTTGTGAGGAGCAGGAGACGCGAAGCGACGGATAGCGATGAGCATATTCAGGAGGCAGAATGCCGGATGAATATGCGAAGCATACAATACCAGATGTGTTTAGACTTTCAAAAAACTATAAATTATAAAATATAATACTTTTCTATTATATATTATGTCAACTACGAATATAGATACAGGAGGTAGTTCAGATCCAGTATTTGGACCAAGTACACCATTTATCGTATTTCAACCATTCAATATGGTTTCCTTTATGAGTTTTTTCTCTCCAATCATCTTGGTAACTCTCATGTTATCCTATTCCTTTTTCTTCCAGAACATGAAAGGTTTCATTTATTTAGGCTTTTTGATTTCAATGGTTACCTTGCGTAGTTTTGTACTAGAGTCGGGAGGTGCAAAGAAAAACGTACTAGATAAATGCGGGTTTGTACAATATGGTGCTTATGGAAACTCTACATTTACTACGTTTGTTTTTGCCTTTACAATTATGTATTTGTTTCTACCTATGTACCAGTCAGGTAATAACAATTGGATTATTATTGTTGTACTCTTCTTTTATGTTTTTTGTGATATCGGTATCAAAATGGTTCAAGGGTGTTTGAAAATGCCTAATAATATGCCGGATTTGGTTGGAGATTTTATTGCGGGCTTGTTATTAGGCGCCCTAATTGTTTCTATGATGTATTTAATTGGATCAGGCAAGTATTTATTTTTTACAGAGGCTACACAGAATGGAACAGTGTGTAATATGCCGAAAAAACAGACATTCCGTTGTGCCGTATACAAGAATGGTGAGCTGGTATCTGGATCAACTACGTCTGCATAGCATCGTCATCTTCTGCATTGTCATCTTCTGAGTCGTTATCGTGTTTAATACCCAAGTATCTATTTATAGAATTTTCTATTTTTTGCTTTAATCTCTCCATAAATATATCTTCGTTATCATATTCGTTCAAGGTGCGTTTTTTATTTTTACTATTTTCAATATGAAATTTGATATTGTTAATAAACTCTAAAATATAACAGGGAAATTTCTTATTAAGCGATGTTGATTTTTTGCTTATATCAGCATAAGTATCTTTTAAAAATTCAATAAAATCAAGCGGTTTTTGTTCGGTAATCGGACAATTATTTCTCCAATATTTATAAAAGTGATATATACATTTACTATCATTCATACATTTTTCAAATAATCCATCCTTCAAAATACTGAATAAATAATCAGAATTTTTATCAATTATATTTGTACCATTATTATTTACCCAATTTATGTAATAAGGTTCATCCATATCGGTAGTAAATATGATAGTAGTTATATTTCTTCCATTGAATCTTTCATAATTTTGATTTTCAGATTTATTTTCAGATTCTTTCTTTATATTACTAATAAAAAAAGTATCAAATATACTATTCATTATAATTTCATTATAATTTAATGAATTGAATTGTGGGTTGATATAAGCTATTATAACATCTTTCTCATTATAACCGATAAGTGAAAAACGTTTATATACATTAAAATTATTATTTGTCCCACCAAAAGTAATGTTGCTATTCATAAGCCAATTTATTTTTGGGTATTTGAGATAAACCATATTATATATTTCTTGAATTTTAATCATTTTCTCATAATGTGAAAATATATATTTTTGCATACTATTACTGTTGTATTCTATATTCATTCGGCATTCTGTCTCCTGAATATGCTCGTCGCTCTCCGTCGCTTTGCCACTCTGGCTCTTCACTATATCATATGGTATATTTGCGAAACAACTCTTACATAGACATTCAGTATGATTTCCTAACGAATCGTTAAAATATTTGCTATATATATCAGTGATGTTATAAATTTCATTAATATGTATATTCGTATACGTACCTTTACTACAAACTTCTAGCATGAAATATAATATTACACATTCAAATGGGCATAAAACCGGTAATATTTTATTATTATTCAGATAAATTAACAATTTTTCTTGAATTTTATTTATAAAAATATTAATAGAATTATAATGATTTCTATAATCCCTTCCTTGATTAGACAATTTTAATATCGGTATAGATTTACAACAATCTTCATGTTCTTTCTTTTGTTTTTTATTCATTTGATTTCTATTTAGATTGCAATTGTTATCTAGAAAAATGTTATACTCCTTCCAATGACTAACTGTAATTATATTGCTTTTGGATACATCAAACAACATCGCTTTGATTTGTTTCTTAATGGTATTATCTTGATTTATATTGTCCTTATTTACAATTTCTAAAATTAAAGTAATAAATAATGCAGCATATCGTATATTATGATGACCCATGTCAATCAATTGTTTATCATTTACATTTTTTTGTAAATTTTTTAAATTGATAGAGTTGATTATATTTTCAGAAAACGATTCATAGATTTTATTGGTTTTGCAGCTTTCAACCAAATCCGTATACTTTACATTGTCATATATATTCAAGCTAGGAGTAATATCAGAATTTTCTATATTATTATGAAAACAGTAATTTCTAATTTTTGTATGTATATTATCATTTTTATTATTTATGTCTAATCTGATGTACAATTTTTCTTTCATGCGTGTAATCGCAACGTGAAATAATGATTCATATATTAAACTATCAACTCTACCAGAGAATCGTTTTAAACTATTTTCATCCAGACCAATTACAAATACTACATTGCGTCCATCACCCTTGGATGAATGAATTGATACTATACGAGTGGAATGTTCCGATTCAGATAAATTTATGGATGTTCCTAATTCAGATTTATGAAATACAGCATATCTGAAATAATCTTCCTTTTTATCTTTATTATTCCAGTACATATTTATGGCAATTTCTATCGCACTCACTAATGGATTATTTTGTGTAAACAAAGTCACTATTAAAAAATCAGAAGCTACACGGTTATTTTCTTCAACTTCCTTTTCATAATGTTTCATAAAATTTTCAACTTCTTTATTAAGAATCAACATATTATTATCAATTGTGTTAGAATAAATACAGTTACCTTCAAATATGATTAATGATTCTGATATATTATCATCGTTCTTGTAAGGAGTTATTAATGGAAGATTATATTTATCAAATGAAATCATGTTATTTACAAAATCTACTAATTTTGGATCTGTAAATCTGCGACATATATTTGAAAATGGATAAACTATTTTTGTAATATTCGGAACTTCTTCTTCTAATAGAAATGTAAATGAATTTTGTTCAAAGGAAATACTTTGCATTGTATCGCCAACAACATACGCATCAATATATCTATTTCGCATTATTTGAATAACGGCTTTGGCGTAATATTGCGGTAAATCTTGAAATTCATCAATAACTAAACACGTTTCTTTATTTAATTTTGGATTCAATCCTCCATAATTTATAGTACCCCTCATATCATTGCATTCAATATGTTCATCAATAATTGAATTAACTAATCCTTCAAACATATTCAAATCAGTATGATTTTTATTTCCTATCGCATTCATAAATGAATCAATCGTTGCAATAATAATTTGACAATCAACATTTGCGTTTACGTTGTGATATTTTATAATATATTTGCCCCATACCACATTTGGAGAACCTTCTATTTTTAAATTTGTTATATCTCCACTATCAAGTTGATCTGTAAATTCTTTGTAAATAATATATTTTGCAGAGTGCTGTTTTGTAACCAGTATAATAGATTTATAATGCTGAAATTCAGTGGATGCTAACATTTGAATAATTCCATATGTTTTCCCATTTCCAGCGCCTTGTTGTTTTATATATAATTTACATTGACTTGGTGCGTCTGAAGACCAAAGATCTATACCATTATTTAAAGCGTAAATAAACTCTTGTTTTGTTTTGGATGGCTCAACGTCGGTCATGCTACTTTTGATATTATTCATATAAACCTTATATATTTGGTTAGCTATATCAATGTATATATGGTCGTAACTCATAAAGCTTTGATATTTCCACGGTTCTGATATAAACTCCAGATATATTCTATTACTATGATCCAACATATTTACTGATATTCCACTATTTCCATCAATTATCCAAATTATTTCTTTATTGTGCAACCAATAATCATTTTTACGATTATTCACCTCTGTCTCGTCAATTGAACTATGTTGAAATTCTAATATTATACCATATTCGTCTATTAGTGCATCTGCACGACGTGATTTTACTTGTGTTTCATTATTTTTTTGAAAGAGAACTTCTGTAATAGGAAAATTGCCCTGCCACTCACAATGCCATTGTGTCATTGGTGATCCTCCAACATCTTCACTGTGTTTGTGTCTGAAATGTCGTTTGCGTTTCTTTCCATTTACATAAACTAGTTGATGGCCATTTTTACATACTGGTCCATTTGAATTGGTAAAATTATTAATATGATTAGTAAATTCATCAACGTGAAAACATATATTATTTTCTGGGAAAAAAGCCCATTTTGATTGAAAATTTACATTGCATTTTAATTTGTAATCCATATATTCCATATTCTATCAATGCATTTAAGTTATTTTATTCAAATGTTAGGTTGAATACAGGTATAGGTACAGCTACATGTATAGGTGTATTTTTTTCAGAATTATCCGACATTCTTTGCATTCCATCCATCACCCTCTGTGTAACTATGCATTGCTAAAAAAAATGGCAATATTTGATGTAACCCATCGCTTAAAATCCTTAATAATAAGTTGGCGTTGAAAGGTATCTGTAAGCAAACGCATATTTCCCTTTGTTTGGTAAACAGCAGCGAAATTGTTGTATACTTGAATAATATTTTTCGTATTATATTGATCCATAACATCCGGTAAATACATCTGTTTATTTTTACGCTTATTCACCACATTGTGCATAATATAAAGCACATTGACTAAATCGTTTTTGGTTCGCATTCCATTTGGTTTAACCTTTGCTAAAAAAGCGGTTGCGTGCTCGGAGCAAGTCGGACAAGGTAAATATCTGCAGATTCTAGAAATAAATCCGATTAGTTGCGGTCCAAATTGAGCGAATTTATCATCATTAATACGTTGAGCAAGTGTATGAAACAATGTCCAAACTGGAGGTCCCCATTGTTCGGGTGTCATATTATATTATATATAAGCAACATAAAGACAAAAAAGAAACTTACTAGTAATATGAAAAAATATTCAATAGAAGGGAATATTAATTTTTTTGATGAACTTTATAAATCTTTAGATGATTCTACGGTTGAGCCAGATAATTTATGTTTAATTAGCAACATGCCTCTTGTAGAAAATCATGTTGAACTTGTTTGCGGTCATAAATTTAATTATATACCATTATTTAAGGACTTGGTCAATCACAGAAAAAAATATGTTACTATGGAAATACACCGATTTAAGTTGGGAGAGATTCGCTGCCCATATTGCAGGTGTAAACAAAATAAGATGCTGCCTTATATTGAAGAATTCGGTCTACCCAAAGAGCATGGTATTAATTGGATAGATTCAAATTTAACCAAACCTATTACAGGATTATATCATATTGGAAAATGTCAATGGGGCAATGAGAATGAGTGTATCAACCAAAATGTATGTAGCTCATCTGGAACAGGTAAGGATTATTGTGTCGTACATAATCGTATAATCATACAAAAGTTGAAGTATGAGAAAATGATGGTTTTTAAACAGGCGAAGAAAGCAGCAAAAGAAGAAATTAAACAATCTGTAAAACTAGCCAAATTGCTGGCAAAACTACAGGATGCGAGTAATAATAATATAATACTCGGTGAAACATGTCAAGCTATTTTGAAGAGCGGCTCCAGAAAAGGTCAGCCTTGTGGTGCAAAATCCAAGGCGAATGGATGCTGTCTTCGTCACACTGAAGCGGTAAATGTCGTTACCATTGACCCATGATATACTATTGTATATATGCATCCGGTAAATTTCCGGATAATTATAATCTATAATATATAAATGGATTTATGCAAATACAAAAATATATTGGGTAAGCCCGATCAGGGCATACACTCTTATCGGCTCTTTAACATTGCTATAATGGATGTATTGATGACGTTTGCTGTAGGATTAATCATATCTTATGTATTCAATAAATCTTTTATGTGGACGTGCATTATTCTTTTTATTTTGGGAATAATACTACATCGTATTTTTTGTGTGAGAACGACGGTAGATAAATTGCTTTTTCCAGAAAAAAAATAACTTTAGGAAGGTGCATGTGCTAGATTATTATATAGTGTGCTCGCCGCTTTGCGAGTCCGGTTCCTCACTACACAATGGCTGATTCGTGACTCAACGGAATGCGAGGATTAGTATGAATAGAATCATGTGGTACGAAACAAGATGATTCTGCAAACAACCATCCACAAAATGCTACACGAACGATTATAGATATGAAGAGATAGGTATGTATACTCACATTACAAGCACTTGTATCAGAATACTTCCAGAACAAGAATGCTCCTATAATTGTCCAAGAAATGACGAAAACTTTATTTATTTTTATAATTCTACTGAATTCAAGGGAATACAAATCTTCTGGTATAGTAGCACATGCAGTAATAACACTGATTACGCTCACTATAATACCATAAGCTACATTTACAATTAAATATGTTTCTAAATTTAATTGTAAATCTTTACTTGTGTTATACAAGCACAAATTATTATTCTCGGAAAAGTACAGATCGCATATTGTAGATGGAATAGCAAGGCAAAGAATAATCCATCTATTTATTTGTACCGTTGTTTTTATAGCAGTTCTCTCATTATTTATCAATACCGACTCTAAATTTTGATCTTTTGAAGATAAATCGGAATCGCTTAGCATCATTGTGTTGTCATACAAGTATTTAATCAATATATTATTCAATTTTTTTGGAAAGGAGGTATAAAAAGAATATAAATACTTTCTTTTTATTACCTATATCTAATGGAAACAAAAGAAGAACTCGTCGTAAGCATTAAAGAATGGGTGAAAATTGATAATGAGATCTTGAAACTAAAAGCAGAAATTAAAGAACGCACACAGAATAAAAAAATCCTTACAGAATCACTTGTTTCTGTGATGAAACAGAATCAAATAGATTGTTTTGATATTAAGGATGGTTCAATATTGTATAAGAAGACTATGACGAAGAAACCAATTAATGGAAAAACATTGATGTTTGCACTGCAAGCGTATTATAAAAACGATGACTCCGTTGTTCAAGAACTGACGAAACATATATTGGATAGCCGCGAGGAACAAGTGAAGGAAACAATCAAGCGTAAAATAGATAAATAAATTTTGAAAGTATTAAGTAAGCAAACAAGTAATGTTTCCATTTAGTTTGAACAAATCTGCTCAATATAGTCGCGCATCTCTCTTTTCAAATTTTATTGAACAAATTAATCAGGAGGGAGAGAAACAAGAAGTAGAAGAAGGAAAAACGGATTATGACTCTGAATTAGAAAGAGAGAATATCAACTATGTAGAACCCAATATGGATCATAAGTTCTATACATACCCAGCGTTGTCCACATTGAATATGAATATAGATGATATTCCCGAAACAGGAATTATCCGTTTTTGTGAATATTCTGTAAATACTGAAGGGAATGTGCCATTTTTGCAATTTGCATTCGTAAATCATATGGATTACTTGGGTTTTATTTCAACGCCTTATAATAGCAAGGATATTTTCAATGATTTGGAAAATTTTCGTGGATTTTTAATAGATCAATACATAACATATATATTTATTGAGTCAAAAACCAAGCAGTGTTATTATTCACATAAAAATTCTACTATGTGGACAGCTTTGGTAGATGAAATCGTCAACAAGAAGAAGGTGGATATATATGAGATTGATCAAGAGGTTTACCATTTTTTTACGGATCATCCAGAATTTCTCTTTCTGAAAAACAAGCAGAATGAAATTTATGAAACGCCGACAGCAGTTTATTATGGCATGAATGAAAAATCACTGAAATTTGTAACCACTATTAGTGTACCTTGCCAACCCAAAGAGACATTCATGGGTGCAAACTTTTATTTTACTGATTATAACGGAGCTGTGAAAAATGCCGTATCTACAATTATTGACGATAATCAAAGAAAAGGAGCATTAACACGACATGCATTGGTTTTAGGAAAAATGAAGGTGATTACAAATCATCCAGACTCACCGATTGATGAATCTGAGATGAAAAAACAGCTGTTAGAGATAGATTCTACAAATAAAACAAGGCTCACCATGCGAATTTCAGATCATGATTCAAGGTGGACTGAAAATTATGACAGTGTATACATTGGAAAACTGGAGCTTGATGACGGGTCTGTATTCACAGATTCTCCAATATGGGTCACACATAATTTTGATGATAATGTTTTGTTAAGCTGGAGCCTGATAACAAAAGCCGGTTCTTATATATAGTAAAAACGTTTACTATATAAGTCATATATTTATTTCTCCCACAAATATATGGCATCAACATCTTTAATTACCACGGCTGGTATGTTATTTCTTATAAGCATTATCATTTATGCTGTTGTACAAATATGTGCATTTTATGATATTTCATCAAGTACATATGGTATTTATTTAGGATTTTACATGTTCTTAATCGCCTCTTGTTTTATATTACCTACTCAAATACCCGAAGTCTAGTTTTTGCAGTGGTCGTTTTACACCTTTCTATGTAAAATGAAAGGAAACTTCAAGGTTTGCCTATTTCAAGGCATGTAAATTTTGATTTTGGGAATTCTTCTAAAAAGGTGTAACATTTCAAACGACGATTATATATTCATATATATATAAATAATATAATATGAAAATTACAAAACATATTACTTTTTATTTTTTAACGGATAGAATAATGTATATAAATAATATTATTGAAGAAACGAATAAATATGAATATAGAACAGATATTTTTATTCATACAAATACAAAAGATTTAGATGAAAATACATTCAACAAATATACTAATGGTAATATTACAATAATTTATCATGATTTATCAAATATTCATCCATATTATTTAGCGTGGAAGTGTAGAGATTTATTAAAAAATCAAAAGAATGATTATGACATATTTATGTATATAGAAGATGATATTTTAGTTCCATATAAAACAATAAAATATTGGTTAGAATATAATGAAAAATTAATAGAAATGAATTACAATGTAGGATTTGTAAGAATTGAAGTTGAAGATAATATTGATTATATCACCGATTTATGTGGTGAAAAATTAGATACTATTATTAATTTATACGAAGATACTTATTGTGTAAATAATAAAAATCCATATTGTGCATTTTGGATATATAATAAAAAAGAATTTAATAAATTTGTATACAGTAAATATTATGACATTAATAATATAGTGAATTATGATACAAGGGAAAGAAGTGCTATTGGATTGCACGGATTAAATACAGATTGGTATAAAAATACTTTAATTCCAATTGTTAATAATAAATTAATTGATGATTGTAAAATATATCATATGCCAAATAATTACGTCTCTAACAAAAATACATCTTTTGCTACGATAAAATTTGATGAAGCTATAAAATTAGGCGTTTGAAATGTTAACTCTTTCGTGTCTGAAGTAACCACAAATATGGTTACTTAACAACTCAAAAATTCCCTTTCAGGTATGAAAGGGTTATATTCATCCGGCATTCTGCCTCCTGAATATGCTCGTCGCTCTCCGTCGCTTCGCGACTCCGGCTCCTCACAAAAATGTGTAAGCTGTTTGGCAATTTATTATAAAAAAATGAAATAGAAATATAAATTCATAAACAATATAAAGCAATACAACTATGGAACGCCGATTAAATAAAAAGATTGAGTCTTATGTTACTACATTCAAGGATGATGTCAAAGCAAAAGCATTAGAACTTGGACTTGTTAATGAAACAGCCAATCAATTATTGTTGTATATTTACGATTATGAAAGATTAGCTCTCGGGAAGGATGATTTTGTGAAACGCAAGCGTGTTAAGAACGTGGTTCCTTTCTTTGATCGGTGCTGCGCAAAACGTGCAAATGATGAGCAATGTACTAGACGCAAAAAAACAGGATGTGAATATTGCGGTACTCATATGAAAGGCACGCCGAATGGTATGATTGATGCTCAAAGTGAAATTGTACCGATTATGCAAAAGATAGAAGTGTGGGCTCAGGATATCATGGGAATTATTTATTATATTGACAAGTCTGGTAATGTTTATCAGGCGGAGGACATTGTTGTGAATACGGTGAATCCCAAAGTAATTGCAAAATATGTAAAAAATGGAGATGTATATACTATCCCAGAGTTTGGTATTTAACTCTTTCGTGCCTGAAAGGGTTAATGCGCTTTTATATTTGGCTAGGTGTACGATCAATGTAATATTCACATGTGATTTCTTTTTCTTCTTTTTCTTCTTCTTTTATCTCTGGAATAGAATCCATCTTTTCTTTAATTTCTTTTTGTAACAAGTTTAGATGACTTGTTACAAACTCCAAATCGCAAATGATATATTCAATATTATATTCTAGGACAGCTTTTAGTTCTAGCCATTGTTTCCTAATATTTTCGCTTTTGTGTGACTCCTCCTCTAGTTCAAAAACCTCATCCAATATTTGGGTTTTCTCTGCGATTGATCTCAGTGTATCTGATCCGGAAATTATTTTTGAGAATCTGTAATAAAATGGATCGGATTCACCATCATATTTTATTTTTGCCTTGTACACAGCCAATGAATCTACAAAATCCTTGTCGCCTATATCATCCAGTGTCGTTTCTTTTAAATACGTATTGCATTCTGCCATCGGATCATCTATGTCAGTAAGAGATATTCCCGCACAAATATATCCACAAAGTCCGTTGCCTCTTGTCAACCCTTGCTCGGCATACCAATTTGCACATTGTTGACAGTAAGCAACAAATACACCATTCCAAAATCCGTATTTTTGACAATATTTACAGTTTTGAGGTCCTTTTCCCGTCTGAATGTCCATCTCTGCCCATTCATACGGGAATGTTTTATGATACAACTCCTCGTTGTATGAATAATATTGCTTGTTATCTCCACATATAACCACGTCCAAAGGATTGTGTTGAGCCATTCTATATATTTATTCGTAGCTTCACTAACGCGTCTAGTTTATATTTCAATTTTTTCCTGATTTTGTGAGGAGTCGGAGAGCGACGATCATGTTCAGGATCGGCGAAGCAAAGAATTCCGGATGAATATCTATATGATATGAAAAATCAATAGAATAATTGCGGGAATAAACGCACCAAAGAAACACCATAACTCTCCAGCACTATAAAAAAAATATTTCGCGCTTAGATAGAGAAAAAAATAGGTAACCGCAAAAAATATTAGTGAATACTTGAAATCAGTCAGATAAAATATATTTATCGCAAACATGATTAGATAAAAAAGATTGTTTGTATATTTGAGCCAAGGCCAATCAAGATGTCCATGACTTGTTGAAGTGACCAATTTCCCTGCAGAGAGAAAATTACTATACATCAAAGCTAGATAGACGCAGTATCCAGCATTCAACAGCGCAACAGGTAAGTTCATCTCTTTCATCGTGTAAATAGTAGGCGTGAAATATATTAGTTTGATCGCATAGAGAATCACCGGTTGTCCGACATTAAATAGTGGACCAATAAGCGTTGTAATGTGGTTGATCCCGAGTTTATTTTTAATATCAATCCAAAATAAAAAATCCATAAGCTGAATACCGGCAATAAAAATTAAAAATATCCCAAATATAGAATTTTCCGTCTTATATTTGGGATTTCCATATTTTATCAGTAAAAGGGATCCAACCAATCCAATAAGAAAAGTAGCCATAGATGCCTTGTCATTGAAGCACATATATTATTATAATATTTGATATTTTTCTGTAATTTACTGAAAATTGTCAAATCAATTTAGCGCACACAATAAGCCCAGATGCTTAATCCTACAAATCCCTTTGTAATCATGTCTAGAACATTTGTGTAGAGTGTTTTCTGCTCTTCTCCTAATAAATAGACGATACCATAAAGTGACCAGAAAACAGCATATATGCCGAATAACATATAGTTGAACTTAGAAAACCGAGGTGCGACGAATTTTACATAAATAAGATAAAACATTATGAAAAAAGAAACAAACCCGGCTATCGTCGCAGTCAGCTTTTCCATGATATTTTTCTCCCCTAAATAACCAAATAGAAGCATGATATAATTTAATGCTGCGATGGTCAAATATATCGGTGTACGCACAAAAGTTTTGGAATTCTTGGCTAAAATTATACACAGCGTAAGTAACATGAGCGGTGTGGTCAACGACCAATCAATATAGCGATAATCAGTTATTTTCGTCCAATCTAATGCGTTTTTGAAACGCTCTGACTGGTCTATCTGTAAAACAAATAGTGAGTAGATGAACCCTGCAATTAGTGTTATTACAGTTTCTATATAAAGTATATTTTTTACCTTGGCGTCTTTGATATATAATGCAGATGAAAATGTTATAATACAAGTAATCAATAATACTGCTCGCGTAATCTGAAATGTTTCACTCAAATATGGATAAACAGAATTAGATGCATACATTATACATTCTATTATGAAAAAAATAATGTTTAATGGTGTATATGGAAGATACAAGCAAATATATATTGGAACAAGCTGGAATAGATCCACAAACACTACACGGACAATTAATTCCGAGAGAAATATTACTTGATAATGTCAAATATGAAGAATTAAAAGCACGCATCCCAGACTTGAAAAAATTATTCAGTTCATCTGCGCTGACTTGTCTACAAAAAACGGCTGAAAAATCGCAAAAATGGCCTCTTTTAAATTTAGTTCGTCAAATACTAAACGGGTATAAGTTTCAGATGAAACCTATACGCAAAAGCGATGGATATACACAAGAAGGTATTAAGAAATACAAGAGATATTTCTTGATCACCGAAATTCCTTCAAAATCTCATCCTTAGACCAACTGCCGTAAAAATCTCCCGCCTTTACACCCTTGAAGATTTACACCCTTGAAGATTTACACCTTTGGACATTTAAAACGCCGATTTTAAATGTTCTTAAATTATTATGATTGTTTATTGTCCTGATGAACAATTAGGATGAGGGGGTATATTATACGTTGTCACAGACCCCATGTTCTTCAAGAAAATACCTTCTTTTATTGTAAATTCATATTTTTTATCAATTTCTACAGTTCCTAATTGTTCGTAAACATCACTGCTAATTTGTATTGTATCTATTTCTGCGGTTGATTGTAATCTTGATGCCATATTTACGGCATTTCCAAC